TCGATCGCCTTGATCTGGCGGCAGATGCAGTCCCTCGCATCTTTCAGACTCTCCTTCGCGAGGACGAGCTCACACTCGATACAGCGATAGTCCGGGTGAAGGGGGATGCCGTGCTTACAGTTACTCATCTGAGTCTCCTGTGGATAGGTTTTGAAGATTCCCTCCCGTGCCGTAGGCGTCGGCGGAGGAGGAGAAGCGGAAAGTTTCTGTTCCTGCGACGTTGTAGGTACAACGCATTCGCCCATCTGTACCCAACTTCATCATGCAGTACGTCTTGAGGAAGGTGCCGAGCTGTCGGCGAAGCTCGATCACCTCGATGAAGGGTTTGATGATCGGCTCGATCTTGGCCAGAGCTTGTAAAGCGTCGCCGTCGAGGGAAGGGCGGTGGGTCTTGCGGTTGACTTGGACGGGGAGGTTCAGGTCCTCGTAGAAGAGCTTCTGCATCTGGGGAGTGCTGGATACGTTGAGCGGGAAGCCGGCGAACTGGTGAATGAGGGCGGTGTATTGCTCGATCGCGGCCATGAGCTGCTCGGCCACGTGGGAGCGGAGGAGGGTGTCGATGCGGACCCCGCGGAGCATGGAACGGAGGGCGGCAGCGCCCATGCGATGGAGGTCGCGGAGCTGCTTCTCCTTCCCGTAGTAGGCGATGAGCTCTTGCTGGGCCAAGTGAATCTCGAACGTCGTTACAGTGTCCTTGCAGTTGTGTGCTATACCAGAAGAGGTCAGAAAGGTTCCTGCTGTTGTTGAGATGTCGAAAACTTCGATAGTTCCGATCCGATGGCTTTCTTTAACGATCTTCTTCGGTAATTGCTGGGAGCCACCGAAGCCTGGATTTATTGCGAGACTGAGCATAGTGCATTGGAGTCTGTCGGTTTCAAAAATTCCAAGAAAGCGTAACTGCTCCGAGAGACCCCCTCGAATTCCAAAGTAAATAACGCCATGCTTGTCGGCCTCGTTCCACTCGAAAGCATGCCTATGCAATCCTCGGCGCAAACGCTCTGCAACCAAGCCTTCTTTTTGGGATATAGAAATGCAGATACTTTTGTAAGAGCCTTGACTATGGTGGCCAAGTGTTCCTTCTCCGTCAACCAATCCCGCAACCCACCCGTCTTCATAAAGCTTACTTTGCTGCCAATCGGGTACGTGTGGCAGTGCGTCTCCTGGCTGTAGGTCTTCGAGCTTTTTCCACTCTGGTAAATTGTATGAGTTACGACGATATTTAGTAGGCTCTTGCGCAATCACTCGATGTTCTGGCGTCCCCTCAAGACATGTCCCATCCGTAAAGACTACACGCATCGCTTGCTTATGGCTTGAAGCCCGATTCGTCACTGTTGCGTAGATGAGTTTTCTGGTCCCACGCTGCCCTGCATTCTCCTCAAAGGTTAAAATCGAGTCTCCAATTCGAATGTCAGCCAAAGGACGCCATCTGCAATAAGCGTCAAGCACGGGCGTTGCTCCACTGAGGCAATTATAGCGCCAATAGAGGCTCATGTCGTCCGGGAGCTTCGCGTAATCCTTGTTCTCGTCCTTCCAGTACCGATGCCAGTGGCAGTAGAGAGAGGAGAGCGTGTCGAGCGACTTCTTCGTTCCTGGGAGCAGGACCTGCTGCGCGTACAGCGTGTCGAAGCCGAGGTTAGCGAGGTTAGCGAGATAGCCGAACTCGGTCGCGAAGTGCTGGTTGTCGTAGTTGAAGTTCTGGCCGATGATAAAGGCGTTCGGGTGGGTCAGGACTTCGCGAAGCTTCACGTGGATGAGGAGCTCTTCTTCCGCAGACCAGTAATGCCCCTCCAGTGACATGAATGGGATGCAGATCGCTTCCCGTGCGTTGAGGGCAAGGCCGACGCAGGAGATGTAGTACGCGATCGTCTCGATGTCGCAGGAGATTTTCAACTCCCCCTGCTTCAACTGGTAAAGGCAGTCCTCGAGGTAGCCGAGGACCTGGGAGAGCGAGGGGGAAATGGTGAAGTTGTACCGCGGCTCTCGGTAGAGGTGAGGCTGACGCGCCACGCAATGCGCTCGGAGGAGGTCCCGGATGGCGAGACCGCGCTGATCGAACTGACGGAAAAGGTCAGCCGGGTGATAGGTTGGGATGACGGTCGCCTCGGGCAGGACGGTGCACTGGAGCTGAGAGCCGCGCCAGGTCGCCGTCGGGCCGTAGACGTCAGTTAAAGCCCAGGTGGAGTACGGGCCGAGTGTGATGATGACGGTGGGGGAGAGGAGCCGCATTTCCTCCTGGAGAGAGGAACGGAACTCTCGCATCTTCGGGTGGATGTAGAGACCAGCCTCTCGCTCGGTCAGGGCGAAGCGATCGGCCTCGGCCTTGACGGAGGTGGCGAAGCGAGAAATCTCGTCTTTCAGCGGGCGGTACCGCATGAGGGCGGTGATGTAGCACTCCGTGCGGAGGAGGCCGGCTTGCTGGAGAAGTTGGCTGAAGGCCTCGCCGGCGGTATTCGCGAGAGGTCGGGAGGCCCAGACGTCCTGGGCCGAGGGTGCGTCGATGACGACTGCGATCTTCGCATTCCTCGGCCCGGTAGGGTGGATGTTGCCTTGAGGGTTCATCTCAGCTCCCGAGCTTTGACATAATCGCGCTGAGACTCGCCTCCTCCGTCGGGGTCAGGTCTTCTTCTTCCGCCTCCGTGTCGTGCATACGAGACATTCCCATGTGATAGTAGTCCGTATCTCGCTCGCAGCCCGTCGCCCGAAGCTGAAGCTTATTCGCGGCTGGAAAGATAGTTCCGGAACCAGCGAACGGGTCGAGGACTTCGTCGCCGGGGCGGCAGCTGCGGGAGAGGAGGTCGATGTAGAGCGAAACGGGCTTTTGCGCGCCATGGAGTTTGTTCCTCATAATCAGGCGGTGGGTGAGAACATCGTCCGCGACTCGGGCGACGGGGAGCTTTCCCTTCCAGGCGAAGAGGATCGCCTCGTAGGTCTTGCGGGGACCGACTTCCGCCCGCGGGAGGATGCCACCGAGCTTGGCCCAGATCAGCGGGGTCGGCCAGACTTCCCAGCCAGCGAGGGCGAAGAGGACGCTGAACTTGGTGAAGTTGCCGATGTCGAGGAACATGTAGCAATGCGCGTCCGGCTGAGCTACGCGGAAGCCTTCCTTCGCGATGAGTTTCGCGCAGAGCTCGGCGTACTCCGCATCGTCTTTGTAGTTGTGGCCCTGGCCCTGCTCACCGAAGGTGTCCGCGCCGACTCCGTAGGGCGGGTCGGTCAGGATGACCTTGAACTTGCCATCGCCGAGCTCGGGGAGGAAGGAGAAGGCGGAGCCATTGCGGAGGAAGTGGGAGGAGGGAGCGGCGAGGAATTCGGCGCTGAGCTTTGCCCGGTGAAGCTGGTCCTGCTTCTTCCGGAGCACTTTGAAGGCTTCCTGGACGGAAGAGGCCTTTGCCACGTCCGGATCGTCGAGATGCTTCGCCACGATCAGAGCCTCAGATACGGCGGTCGTCTGACTCCCCGCGACAGGCTTCCCGGCGATTTCGCTCGCGATCGAGGCAAGCGTAACGGGCGCGTGGTTCTCCGGGTCGGCCTCGGCCTGCGCCTTGCGGAGGTTGGCCAGGTCGGCGATCGCGCGGGAACGCTCCTGCCAGGTCAGGTCGAGCCTGATGATGTTCTCGTGCAGCTCGGCTTCGCGAAGGGAGAGCTCGTCCAGGTCACCGAGAAGGGTGACGGGGATCTGGCCCGGCGGGACGGCTTTCCCGTCGTACTGGAAGGAAGTCTCGATCTCCGCAATTTCCGAGATCGCGCGAAAGCGGCGCTCCCCAGCTACGAGCAGATACTGGTCCAGGCTGACCCGCCGCACGACTGGCGGGTGGAGCAGGCCGAAGGTGAGGATCGAGTCCCGGAGAGAGTTGCTGTCCGCTTCGGGGAAGGACTTACGCTGACGGTCGTCGGCGGTGACGATCTGGGAGAGGTGGATCAGGTTCATGCGGAGGCGTCCGGAGGAAGGTTGGCGAGGAGGTCTTCACCGCGCAGGGCGGTGTAGTTGATCAGGTCGATGAAGTCGTCGAAGAGCGGCTTGCGCTTCAGCCGGACGAGCTTCAGCGCCATCATGAAGGTGTAGCCCTCGGAGACGGTGAGCTCGACGCCGGAGAGCTGGGCAAAGAGCTTCACAATCTCCGGCATGGACCGCTCACCCTGAGGAAGATCGCGCAGCTGCCCGCGCTTGGTCAGGACCTGTTCCGCGATCTTGAGAATTTCATCAGCCTTTACTGATTCCGAATTTGACATGCTAGTCTCCAAAAAAAGCCGGAGTCGCCCCCGGCTTGGTGTTGTTGAGGTGGACGGTTAGAGCGCCGCGACGGACTTCACATCCGCCTGGACAGTCTTCCCGTCGCGCTTGTCGATCGAGTGGCCGACCTTGATGATGCAGGTCTGGCCGACCAGCATGCCCGGCGCCCAGGGCTGCCCCTTGCGGTTCTGATTGCAAGCCTCGCGCAGCTGACCGAGCTGAACATTCTTGCCCTTGCCGTCGGCGAGGAAGCCGTTGTCGTCCAGGTCCAGCCAAGCAGTATAGCGAACGATCGGCTCGGCGAGCCCGGTCTCGGTGATCACGTCCTGGTCGACGACGACGAAGACGACATCGAGGATGCCACGGCCGTCTTGCAGCACGCGGGGCTTGATCGTCTTGATGACGCCCTGCCACTCACCAGCAGGAACGGGGATGACGGTGGTATCGAACTCGGAATTGACTTCGGTCTGGAGGAAGGAAGAGGGGTCGAACATGGTAAGGCTCCTTTGAGAGGGTGGTGGTGGTTAACTGGTCGGAAATATCGGCCAGAAATGTACTCTACCGCGGGTGATTTATTTTGTCAATGGCTCGGTTTGCGTGGCCCTCCATTTCTTGATGATTGGGACGAAGGTGGGGGGGAGGTCCTCAGAGAGAGGAAGGTGGCGATTCTTCGTAGCGACGTTGTGGGTAGCAGTCGACCAGGAGAACTTCGCCCCGACGCGCTTCACGTGCACGACCTCGGAAAAAAAGCGGGGGAGCTTCGGGCCGAGCTTCCGACCGAGCGTTGCCGAGACGAGGGTGACGCCGCCGGTGACTTCATCCGTTTCGCGTTCGAGATGGCCGAGGAGGACGAAGTGGCACTTCAGGTCGACAGCTAGTTTGACCAGTACCCGCTCTATATTATCAATACTTACTTGCCAATCGCCCATCGTTTTGACAGGCTTACTTCCGGCGACCAGGTTCATCGCCATGATGTTCATTCCGGAGAGGGAGTCCAGAACCAAAACTCGAGAGGAGTCCCAGGAGTCGACAGAGCCAAAAGACTGCCCCGTTCGGTCATCGGTGAAGTTATTGAACGTGTTCAGCAGTTCGAGAAACTCCCCGTATTGGCGCTTGTTGATATCGGGAAGTTTGCTCAGAAGCTCGAAGGTGAGCGTGTTGATCTTCTTGGCCGAGTCGATCAGGCTGTCCCACCCCGCTGAGATTGGTGGGATGTAGCGCCAGTGGAGCTTATCAGACGGGACGTCGGCAAGGACCTCCATCCCTGGCTCAGTGAAGACGATGAAAACTTCGAGGCCGGCTTCAACGAGGGTCCGGAGAGCGTGTGTCTTGCCGGTACCGGACTCCCCGAGAAGCATGATCTTTACACCTGGGATTGCGATGGGGTCTGACATATAAAGTCCTTTTGAATGCGTCGAATGATTCCGAGAGATTGTCAAGAACTCCCCACCTACCGCGATGGGAAAAGGACAGCGATCAGCTCCTTGTGGTCGATTGACCCGTCGCGCTCCATCGGGTTCCAGGGGTTGTGCTCGTACTGAGCCATCCACCTGCTCGGGAACTGACTCGCACAGAGGGAGTGGAACTTACAGCCGGAGTAGCTCGCGCAAACGGACTTGTCGAGCACGGCGATGAAGTGGTTGTGGGTGTAGTCCTCGATCATGCGGTGGATGATGTCGAGGGTCGCCTCTAACCAGCGGTCGATCTGCCAGTCCGCGCGGTAGACGATTGTCTGGGCGTGGCCGTAACCCTTGGTGAGGAAGGACAGGCCGCGGACGAAGAAGCCGGCGAGGTTGTAACCGTACTCGCGAGCGGCCCAGGAGTACCCTGTGAACTGCGAGTCGAGTTCCCACTGCTTCGCCCAGGTCGGACCGAGCTGCATCGCGGTCTTGTCGTCCTCGCCGTAGAGGGTCCCGTTGTAGGTGGCGAGCTGGTCGAAGCGCCCTGTGTAGAGGAGGGGCTCTCCAGTGGATGGGTTCTCGATCGGCAAGGGCAAAGCAAAGTTGAACTCGATTCCGAAGCTGTTCGCGTCGAACTGAAACGGGTGGAGCTGATCCTCCGCAAGCCCGTACTGGATGAAGTACTCGATCAGGCCGAAGACGACGCGCTCGCAGGACTTGACCTCATCCCTCCCCTCCGGCTCGAAGTCGCCGTAGCTGAGAACGACTGCGTGCATGCCGAGAATTATGGCCTCGTCTTCGGAGAGGCCGTACTCGTAAAAGCCGCGACGGGTGGCTTCGAGGCCCGTAGCGAAGCAGCCCCCGGCGTGGAGGTGGACGGACTTGCCTGGGCGAGTAAGCTTGTGGAGCGAGCCATACTGCCAGAGGGTGGGGCAGCGCTTGTAATCGCTGATCGCGCTGTTGTCGAGATAGGCGGGGAAGGGTGGCTTATCCATTTGCCTTCTTCGCCATGATGTTGGCGATCAGGTCGCCCAAGGGGAGGGCGGCTGCGGGGCCGGCTGCGCGGGCCTTGATTCCGGGGGCAGCTTTCTCCACGGCGACGCCACGTGCTTCGCGGTACTTCACCATGATTTGAGCATACTCCTCCGCGGAGAAGGCTTCGCCGGAAAGGACGCGGCAGCGGAGTTCGTTGAGGTCGGCTACGAGGTCAGACATGAGAGGCTCCTTTGGAAAAGTTTATAGATCGAGTTGGTTAATTGTGGCTTCGAGCCGCTCGATATTACCCTCCAGCTCGAGCAAAACCCCGCGTAAGTCATGAAAGAAGCGAGGTAAGGAAGCCAGCTCGGCAGGGACGGAATTGGGAGGAACTTGCGCCAAGTACTCTTGGGGGAGGAACAATTCGAGGCGGACAAGTGCCAGTTCATGCAAACACTTAACCCGCTCGGACAGGCGCTGTGCATGATTGAGCGCACTTGCGGCTGTGGCGGGCTCTGCCTTATTAAGGGGAAGTGCGTTCTTCGGATTCAGCATTTTGGACTCCTTTACTGTGTGAAAAGTGTTCAAGATCATTGGTCTGGCCGGTGTGGACACATCGAGTTACTAGCTCTCCCGCCACTCCGTTTATGGATACCTGCAGGTCGCGCAAGAGTCGTGGCGGATTAGTCGTCTGCCCGTACCCGAACCTCGGCCCATCCCTCATCCCACTGAGGTCTGCTCCTACCAGACCATTGATCTCGAACTTGTTAGGGCGGTTAATGGAAACGTAATTGTCCCCATTAAACCGCCAGCAGGCAAGTTAAACTTCCGGTGCGGGTTTCGCTTTCCGCCTCTCCAGCTCCTCCAGCAGGAGACGGGTGACGAGCTTGCTCCTCTCCCCGTAAGCGACGCAGCCGCGGAGAGGGTCGAGGCAGATCATGTCGATCTTGACCGCGATGTCGCGCGGGATGCGGAGCTTCCAATCCACTGTCGGCATAGCAAGGGCCGGTCGGCCGAGGGGCTTTTTCATCTCGGCGCGTCTCCGTAGATCGATCCGATGTTAAGTTTCATGCTTTTCCTTTCGAGAGGGGAGGGATTACTTCAGTTCAGCCTTGAGAAAGTCGATGTCCGCATCCGCAGCGCCAAGGGCCTTGAGGCGCTGGAGGACGCCCCGACGCTGATCGATGGTGGCCTGCTCGGGGAGGTCGTCTGGAATCGGGGGAATGACGCGAACACACTCCAGCGGAATATGCGGTACTCCGTCCACGTCGATGAGCTCGAACTTCTTCACAGGGCCGTTAGTACCCTGGACGTAAATGCTGCGCGCCTGACGAATCGCGGTCGCTTCCAGCTCACAGACCGCGTGAGGGACATCTTTTCCCCGTCCTTCGAAAAGGTCCAGGTTGGTAAAAGCGACCCAGACGAAAGTCTTTGCCATTTTAATACTCCTAGAGAAGGTGAAGCTTACTGCAGAAAAGCCAAGAGAGGAGAGTGTAATACTCCCCCTTCTTGGAGATGGGAAGCCAAAGAGCACTTGGCTTGTGGAAAAAGCTGATCGACTTGATGCGCTTGTCGTGCCAGGTCGCGCGGAAGAGGACCTGGATGCGGTGGTGCTTGCACGGAGGGAGGGCGAGGTAGAGCTGCATCAGCCGCCTCCGATGTGAGAAGTTGCTTCCTCGCAGGGATCACGAGGGACCGAGGTGACCCACTCGCTCCCGTCGTACTGAACGGGGAAGTAGACGCGCTTGCTGGTCCAGAGGGTGAAGGGGATGCCTTCGGGTCTGCCGTAGCCGGGGTAGAACATGAGCTCGTTTTCTCCTGATTTGAAAGTGCTCGCGATGATGTCGGCAGGGGTCTCGTCCACGTCTGAAAGGGCCTCCAGAATGAGGGCTTTCCAGCAGGTTAATTTAGCCATTAGGTTGCTCCTTTAAGGCAAAGTGGGTTAAGCGCGAACTCGAGCCCTGGCGGGCGAAGCTTGCGCTGGCGGAGGTAGACGGGTGGGGCGAGGAACTTTTCCTCGCAGGACGCGGCCCAGCGCTCGATCGCGCGGAGGGACACGGCGAGATAGCGGTGCGCGTACTGGTAGTCCTTGGTCAGGCGGAGTCGAGTTGCCACTTCCCTCACATCGTACCAGACGCAGGGCTCGGTCGCCTCGAGCAGGGCGGACCAGAGATCGAGCGCGGGGCGCGTGAGGCAGTCGGTGATCAGGTGCTTCCGGATCCAGATATTCCCGCCGGTGAAGTAGAGGGGGGTGCAGGACTCAAGGGTCGAGGGGAAGCGAATCAGCGGCAGGCCGGAAGAGGGGGTGAGCTCCTCCCGCCCTGCATCAGCGCGGAGCATGGCTGCTGTGGGGAACTTAGGCATCTGGAAGGTCCTTGAGAAGGTCGTCGAGGGTGACGTTGTAGGCGCGGCAAAGCTTGAAGATCACCTGCATCCCTGGGTCGGCTCGGTCCTGCTCCAGCGACCAGAGGTAGCTCTTCGTGATCCCGATGCGGGAAGAGGCTTTCATCAGTGTCCAGCCCTTGTTCGAGCGGAACTGCTTCAGCCGGATGCCGAGGGAGTCGAGTTCGAGCTTCGGTACGTTGAACAAGAGGAAGTCGATCAGGTCTTTTGTGCGGAAAAGACTGATCGACACGGGGGAGGAGCGAAGTTCGTGCCACTGACGGATGGGGGAGTCGGGAGAGAGACTATCGAAGTGCTGCAGATGCGGGTACTGCTTCCAGATGCGGACGCGAGCGAACTTGATCAGCGCGACGCAATCTGCCCGCTCTTTCCCGGCTTCTCGCTGCACCTCACGGCAAAGCTCGTAGAAGGAGGACTCGGAGATCGTCGCGCCGAAGGAGTCGAGGTAGGACTGGCAGCAGAGCCAAAGAGGGGTGAACTTAAGCATTTGAAGGACCTCCAGGGATAATGCGAAACGGCTCGCCGCACATCAAGTCCTCAATCACACGGTCGAGGAAGGCGAGGCGCTCAGCGCGCCAGAGCTCTTGCTCTTCAGAGTCAAGATCGCGATCTTGACAGGGCTTGTTGATCGGCCACCAGAAAACGCTGGCCGACAGGTGGGGCATGTAGGCCTCCCGCAAGACTTCCGGGTAGACGGGCGCTGCTTTCTTCAGCTGTTTCATAGAAGTCTCCGCTTTGACGATGAAGTCACAAATGCCACGCGGAGAGTCGAGCGGCTCATTCGCAAGATTGTCGCGGGCGGCTTGCAGGACCTGCAGGGCGTAGGTATCAAACTGCATGAGGAGCTCCCATGTCGAAAGTGTCGCGGAAGGCGAGGGCGCGAGCGTGGCGGAGGTTGTCCTTCGCGCCGTAGGGGAAGTGGCGAAACTTCAACCACTTGAAGAGGTATAACTTCTGATTCAGCCAGATGTGCTTTCGCTCAGCTGCGGAGAAAGCGCCGGGTGGGATGGCCTGGGTCGTTCCGGCGTAGTTGACGAGGAAGGCGCCGAGAGTCCCGGAGGGGACCTTCCACTCCGCGTGGGTGGAGCGCTTAGTGTACCCGCGCTCGTCCGTCTCGGCTTCGTTCAGGTTCGCCGTCGCCTCGACAAAGCCGACGATCTGCGCCTCAACGTCGGTCGTCCGCTTCAGCCGGAGGAAGTTCGCTTCCCGGAGGGTGGAGCGGCCGTGCTTGTACAGGCCGGTAATCTTTCTGATGACGACGCCTTCGAAGCCGAGCTCGAGAGCCTCTTCCTCTTGCAGGAGGATTTGCTCCGGGGTATAGCAGATGGTCTGCGGAACAGGCTGGAAACTGCTCGTATAGATATCGGTGAAGGCGTGGCTGAGATACCTCTGGCGATGCTGCCAGGTCAACCCGTCTGGATGCGCCCAGTCGAAGACCATGAAGGTGAAGGGCTTGTCCGCGGAGACGCGGCGGACAGCTCCGCTGATCTCGTGCAGGGGGAGAGGCGCCTCGGTGATCGGATCGAAGAGCATCAGCTCCCCGTCGAAGCCCTCGAACTGAGGAGAGCCGAAAAGGCACTGGATGAGCTGGTTCGGGATCGGCTTCAGCGTCCGGGAGAGGACGTAGCCTCCCTTGACGAGGGCGCGGACTCCGTCGTACTTCGGAGAGACCGCGACGGGGAAAGGCAAGTCGGGGAGCTGCTTCTCCTCGACTGACCAAGCGAGAGTGGGGCGAAAGGTCATGATTTACTCCTTGGTTAAAAGTGGAACGGGTTGAACTGCTGACCCTCGGGCGAGGAGAGGAACTCGGCGAGGGCGGGAAGGAGCTCTGGGCAGTCGCAGGAAAGGCGGGACTGGAGCGAGCCCTGGTGGTACAGGTGATATAGCGTACCAGAGACTGTGATCGCGACCGGGAGGAGGTAGAAGTTCATCAGGCGCCTCCGTACTTCTTCTTCAGCCGAGCGAGTTCGGCCAGCTCTTCCTTGGCCTCTCTTGCGGCTTGTTCAGCCTCGCGAGCGTCACGTTCTGCGCGGAGCTTGTAGGCAGCCTGCTCATGGCGAATGCAGGCTTGCTTAGCGGCCTCCTCGGTCATGAAGATCGTCACCCCGTACTCCCAGACGGTTCCGCTTCCGACTCCGGTCTCAACGCACATGCACTTTTCAGTGTAACATTTCTCGTCCGGGAAGGCCCTGTATTTCGGGTGAGTCCTGGTGATCTCGATCTGCCCAACGGTTAATCTAACTACGTGGAAGTCGAGATGGCCTCGCACACCAAAGGCGATCCCGCCGAGCTTCAGGTTTGTAGTGAAGGTGTGTGTGTTCATCAGGTGCCCCTCGTCCGCAGCGCTTCGCCCCAGCCTGGAGTGTTGATATACGTGCGCGTCATCATCGTTCTGGCACACAACCCACCAAGATGCCGACTCTTGCGTTTCCTGCAGCATCAACTCGTAAGCCGCCAGCCATGCCGCTTGCGCAGCCTCGTCGACGGAGAGGGAGGATTCTTCTATCATTTTCGTCTCCTCAGAGGGCAAGAGAGAGCTGCTTCGGCCGAGGCTCGATCGCCCGGACCAGGTCGACGTGAGCCCAGCGGCAGGAGGCACAGGCTCGGACGTACTTCGGCTCGGCCTCGATGTAGGTGATCGGGAGATCGTCAGGGTCCTCGATGCCATAGCCTTCGCGATGGGACCAGACGGCGTGCGCGGTCCCGTTCTCATAGGTGAAGAACTCGCCCGTGACGGCTTCGGTTTCCGCTCCGCAGCACGCGCAGATCTGCCGCGTGGTCTGGATGGTGTAACTGACTGGCTTCCAGGAGATATACCCTGTCCGAGCGAGGTTCTGCGACTGGACGAGGGTGAGCGGGACAGGAGGCTTCTTGACAACTGGGGGAGGCGTGGGCTTCTTCTCCGCAGCTTTTTTCGCATTGATGCTGGCGATGAGATCCCGGAGGGAAAGAGGGGCGGTCATGAGGATCTCCTGAGAAGGCTAACTTTGGCAGTGGCTCTTGCTTCGGCTTCGTCTGCGGAGTACCCAATACCCAGGGCATCCCAGAAGGTATTCGACCAGATGAGTTCAAGCTCGGCTTGTGTGTAGGCGCGGGAAGGTGTCATGAGGCTCTCCAGTTCTTGCAGGTGAGGGGGAGGTGGTAACGCTGTTCGTTGGCGCAGAAGATGTGCCGGCCAGCTGCCTGGGTGCAGAACCTGCAGGTAAGGCAGGTCTCGCCCGCGAGGAGCTGGTCGACCTGGGCGAGCTTCTTCTCCAGCCGGGCGATTCGGACCTCAAGTTCGGGGAGGCTCTTCATTTCGACTCTCCGCGCGGCTTCCCGTCGGTGAGGATGTAGAGGAGGATGTAACGAAGGACGCATTGGAGATCACAAAGCTTCGCGGTCCCCTCGTGCGCGCCCTGCAGGCCGAGGCGGGTGATCTCGACCAACTCGGCTTGCGTGAGAGGGGAGAGGTCGGCGAAGAGCTTCTCGCTGACCGACTCGGGCAGGCCACAGTTGCGGTACAGGTCAAGAACGGTATCCGGAGTGACCTTGATGTCGAGGAGAGTTTGTGGGAAGAGGACGGGGTTGCTCATTTGATTTACTCCTGGTTAGGCGGGATTGCCTGCACAGCCTTCTCGAGCCGGAGCGGGAAAAGGCTGTACGCGGGGCCTACTCGTATTTGCAGTTGGACAGGCGGCGAGGATGAAATCAACCTTCGGCATGGATTCGATCTGTAGCGTACCGGGGTTGACTGGCTTCCAACAACTTCCAACTCCATACCAGGTCGGAGCGTCGAGCGCACCTGAAAAAGCGGGATCGCTGAGGGAGAAAGAGTCATTGGCGTCGGGAATGCTGACGTATCCGCCGGTGCTGGTCATGGACCGGAAGGTATCTATCCAGTCCCGATGCTTCGGGCTGTGTTCCCAGGCGCGGGAGTAAGCGTGGCGTGCGATGATATGATACGCACGATCGACGCAGTAAAAGTCAAAGGAGCTGCCGGGGATCGGGAGCTGACTCGCGTTGGTGGACAGTTGACTCCAGTCCTTGCTGTGAAAGATGGAGCCGAGGAATTCGTAGCAGGCGAGTACTTCCTCATCGGACATGAGCTCGGGAGCCGTCAAGTCGAGTTCGAGCATGCTGAGTTCGAACAGGGCCTGCGTGAGGAATGAGGAATGCAAGGTGTTGCTCCAGATGTTACCGGCGGCGTCTTGGGCTGAAAGGTAGGACATTTGATTTACTCCTTTTCGGTCCCGGACCTGGGGGGGACCTGCCAGCTGGGGCGTGATTCACCCCAAGCATCATTGTCGCATGGATGGGGGGAAGCTTGCAAGTGGAACTTGTTGGGGCGGTTTATGGTTTAGTTCTTCTCCCCATTAAAGCCGACAGGCGAAAAAATGCCCGACTCGCGCCGGGCACTTTGAAGAGGCGGGTTAGGCCGAGGGGAAGAGCTGGAGGGGGCCGCTGTTCGCCGCAGCTTCGGCCGCGCGCTTGGCCTTGATCGAGGCGATCTCGGCCTTGACGTGGACGTTCTTGCGGATGGCCTTCTTGTCCTCCTCGCTGGCCGCTTCGAGCAGGGCGCGGACTTGCTCGGTCGGGATGGACTGCAAGTTCGCGATCGCCTGGACCAGATCGGTGTCGGACTTCTCGGAGGCGCCGCCGGCGGCACGGGGACCGGAGAAGAGGCCGGCGTCGAGGTTGGTCAGGACGCGATCGAGGGCCGAGATGCCGAAGGCGAGGTCGCCACCGGCGGAGGCGTAGCTGTCGCCGCCCTTGGCGGAGAGGCCGTGGGCGGCCAGGGCGATGATCATTTCCTGCGGGTAGTCGGAGACTTTGCGGCTGCGGAAGGTGCCGTCGGAGAAGGTCCAGGTGACGGTATCGCCGTCGTTGGTCTTCGTGCAGAAGTTGGTCTTCTTCTCGACTGCGGGGGTGACTGCTTCGGTCATGATGCTTCCTTTCGATTGAGGTGGGTTGGTGTTGTCGGCGTTGTGCCGGTATTGAGTGTCCGCGATTCGGGTTAAGCGGTCAAGGGCTGGATTCGCGAACACGGGGGTTAAAGCTCCGTCCGCCGTCACCCAAAGGCCGCGATACGCGCCCCAAGAATTTCCGAGTATTGCCACATCACTTCGTTCTGCTCCTTCAAGCGCTCTTGCTCTGCCTGGTCGAGAGTTTCAAACACAGGGCTTTTGCCAATGAAGTTGCTCAAAGCCATTGCCTTCTTGTCGAGTTCGGATTTTTCATCTACTACGCGTTGTTGGTGTGGTTGCAGTTCCATGTATGGGGCCGGCTGGCCTGGTGCTGGCATTTCAGTTCCTTTCCGGGGCGTCAGCCCCTAACACGTCATTCGAGCGGGACGCTTCGCCTATCGTTTTCTCATCCATTATTATTCCTTGTAAAGTCCAGTTTAGCTTTCAATTAAGCGGACTGATCCGGTTACAGCAATCTCTCCAGGGCTTCCCGGGCCAGCCAGACGAGGAAGGAAATGAGGCCGGCGCCGGTGAAGACGAGGAAGAGGAGGGTGAAGAAGAAAACCCAGTCGATCTTCGAGGAAGAGGGCGGGACTCTTCTCTGAGGCGGCAGGTAGCGGAAGATAGGTGGATGAGGGGGCTTGGTCATGGGAAGGCTCCTTAGAGAGGTAAAAAGCGGGGGGGTTTAGCCCCCGTAATTGATGAGACGGGCTATGTCTCCTGGTTGCATGATGAGTTTATTGTTGATGATATAAACCGTTCCTGGAGGGACGATGCAAGTCTCCCTTGTTCCGAACATTTGCAGCAGCCAGGCATCGAACTCGGTGCGAAAAGTCTCGCTAACCGGAGCATTCGCGCCGAGTTTAATCTTTGGTTCGGCGTAGGTCGGGGCGGCGATAAGAGTTAGCCCGAAGTGGGAAAGCATGGGACTTACCTTAAGGTTGGTGGGCGGCGAGGAGGTCGCTGTAGTAGGTGAAGATGGCCTTTCTCCCGCGCTTGCGAGTGGTGTTGAGGGAGAAGAGCCAGTTGAAATCAGCCGCTCTGTGGGGAAAAGGGATACCGTCCATCTGGGGCCAGGTACGAGCCTCGGTCAGAAAGAGGATAGTTGCTTCGCGCGCAAGGGCCTGCTTGTCCGCGAGGGCGATTGCGGAGAGAGTCTCCGCGTCCGGGGGCTGCAGCTCCAGTCCAGAGTAGATGGCGGACTGAATATCTTCTTTCACATCGGAGAGGCGTGCCGTGAACTCCGGCAGGTCGCTGGCGAGCATCTGCGCTACCGGGTGAGGGATGTCGCCGAGATACGCCTCATGCGCGTCGTGGAGGAAGGCGTGGAGCTTCGCCTCGGGGCGGAGGCGATCCGAGCGGCAACGCTGGGCGACGAGCTCCGCAACGAGGACGCTGTGCTGGGCGACGGAGTAGAAGCGGTCGCCTGCACCGGCGAAGCGGGGGATGCGGCAGAGGGACTGGAGGAAGAAGCCTGGGTCGGAGTAAGTGTGTTCGGCAATGCTGCCGAAGCTGGAGAGGTCGACGTAGGTGCCCTGGCCGACGATGGTGTGAGTTGGGGAGATTTTCATCTCATTTCCCCTTTCCGAGCAGTTCGTGGAGCATCTCGTGCATGTGCTGCAGCGCCCGGTACTTCCCGAGCATCTCGGCCGCGGCTTTGTGCGCGGTGAGCTCGGCCTGGCCGAAGGTGCCGTGCTCGACCTTGAGCTCCCAGGCGAGAGCCGCGTCCTTGCGGCAAAGGGAGATATAGGCGGTGTAGGCGTTGTCCGCTTGCGCTTGAATCCGGGAGAGGAGCGCGGGGAGCTCGCCGGAGGAGGTGGGCCGCTGGAGCTGTTCGCCTGCCTGTCCGGAGACGGTGTCGCTGGAGAAGCTGTTCATCTGTGTTTCCTTTCTTGGCTGGGTGGAGGAGGTGAAGCGGTACGGCTCTGTTTCACGCGTGCCGCGCGAGGCGAGCTCTGCGCTGATTCCTCTGCTTGCGAGCGAGTCGCTTCGCTGCCGCGACGCCGGAGGAAGAGCGGCCGTTCGGGGAGCTCGGCGCGTCCGGGAAGGCGGTAAGCCAGCTCGGGATGGCGTAGCTGGTAAGGGCGGACTCGCTGTGACTCGCTGCACCCGCGAGAACGCCGAGGGCTGAAGCGAGGACTGTGTGCCCGCGGGAGCTGAGCCGGGAGAGGGAGGAGAGGAGGGAGGCGTCGACTTCACGCCTTCTGCTGTCCGGGTTGCTGTTGCTGTTGCTGTTCATATCTGTTTCCTTTGTGGGAGGTGGGTTGACCGCTCTGTTGTACACGCATGCGCGCGCTCTGCTGTCCGTATCCGAGCGGCTGGGCGAGATGCGCGCTGGAGTGGAGGGTTAGTAGTAGCCGTGCTTCTTGAGCACATCGTCGATGTCGCCTTTGTCGTCTTTCTTGCCCTCTTTCTCCTCCTCAGAGGGGTTCGCTTCGGGGTCTGCTGCCTTCGCCGCGGCTTTTGCCGCTTCCCGTTTCTCTTGAGCCAGTCGAAGCCCTTCCATCCACTTCAGTGTCGAGGGGGCGGTCCGTTTCGCTTTTCCCGTCGGATGGTCTACGATCAGCCAGTAAAGCGGACCGTCCTCGTCCGAGAACTCGCCCGAGTCTTGTTTCGTCACAGCCCAGTTGTAGTAACTTTGCTGGGAGAGTGGAACCTCATTCCAGATTTCCAGCCGAGCCATGTGAATTTCCTGTATTCGCCGGATAGCTTCACCAGCTTTAATCGGAATATCATTGAGGAAGAGGGGAAGTTCCTCCCCGTCCCGAAGGCGCTTCGCGATCAGCTCCGCCGTCTCCAGCGCCCACATCTGCGCTCTGCGGGACCGCTTCGGCTTTATAACAGGGGGCAGTCTAGCGTCCATTTTCTCTCTCCTCTTCTTGTCTTGCTTGCAAGGCCGCGGTGCGCAGCCAGCCATTCTGAGCATGCCTGCATTTCGCGCTGCAGTACTTCTGCCAGCTTTTCTTCGGCGTGAAGTCTTGCTCGCAGTACTCGCATTTCCGCGGAGCTGTCACTCGCGCGAGATGCTCTGCGTGAGTTGGGGGTGGAGACAACTGGATTGGCATTGCGGGACTCCTGGTGTAGGCTGTGCGCGGGATGCGTGGGCCATGTGTGCATCATGCGTGGGGCGCGTGGAGATGTCAAGGGCTGCTACGGGTTTATTGATGGGCTAATGGCGTCCTAACAACCCATAATGGCGCAATAACAGCGCTTAAGTGCCTGATTTTTGAGATTTGACACTTCCTCCTTTCCTTTCCCCATCAATTCGCCCCCCAGCTTGCTTCCTCCGCGAAGCTTGGGAAGGAAGGGAAGCTTGGTCTTGATTTGGATTTCTTTCTAGTGATTTTTTTTTTTTAAGTACTATATATACACTACAACCCCCCTAGAATATATGGGGAGAAGAAAGGGGGTACGTGTCATTTCCAAAAAATCAGGACCTTATGCGCTGTTATTACACCATTATGGGCCGTTAGACCGCCATTAGACCAGCTGGTAAGGTCACAGGGAGAGCTATGATGCCTGTGGAACGGCATTCATTTCCCCATTTACCCTCCCATTCCGCGCCCCATCAACTCCCCGCGCTCACCGCAGTCCCTCCGCGGCACGCGGCTCCAAGGGCTTGCGGATACGAACTGCCTCCGGCCTGTCCGGCCTGTCCGGCTCCAAAGGTGACCTGGCAGAGGAAGCGAGGGCGGCAGAGGAAA